TTTAGGCGCAGCCTTAAAGACTATTGGAGTTATTGCAGGTGGAATTGTTGATATTATTGGCAAAGTTATATCTGCAATTCAAACAGCTGTTGATAACGCTATTTCAGGAATTAATAGATTGATTAGTGCTTACAATGCAATTCCTGTTTTGCCAAACATTAGCCAAGTAGGTGCAAGTGCAGGAGTATCAACTGCTGCATCATCAGGTGCAACCGCTGCTGCTCAAACTGCCACAGCTGCTCAATTGGCATCGGGTGCTGCAAGGGCTGGCACAACAGTAAATAACATCACAGTCCAAGCAGTAGATTCCGAAGGTGCTGCTAGAGCAGTTGCTAAGGTCATTAATCAGAGTTCATCAAGATCAGTTCCACAGCTCTATAACAGCGGCATCACTAGAGCGAGATAATGTCAGTCTTTACGCCTGAATATAAGTTAAGCATCAATGGTGTGGAATACACCGATGTTGCCATTTCTGATATAGCCCATCAAGCAGGGCGTGAGGATATTTACGCACAGCCAACGCCATCTTATATTCAAATCGCATTAGTGGCTTTGAATAATGAAAACTACAATTTCCAAATTAATGACGGAATAGCACTACAGGTCAAAGATAGCACCAATGTTTTTAGGACTTTATTTGGTGGCAACATCACAGATATCACAACCGAGGTTGCATCAGCAAGTAGCATTGCAGAAACTTTTACTTATACGATAATCGCTTTAGGTTCATTGGCTAAACTGCCAAAAGTTATTTATGACGGCACATTGGCTAGAGATGATGATGGCGACCAGATGTTTGAATTGCTTGCTGATCTATTCTTGAACAATTGGAATGAAGTGCCAGCAGCTGAAACTTGGTCAGGTTATGATCCAACAGTTACTTGGGCAAATGCTGAAAACTTAGGACTTGGCGAAATTGATCGCCCAGGAGTTTATGAAATATCAAACCGAGGTGCGAATCCTGATACTGTCTATAACATTGCAAGCCTTATTGCTGACAGCGCATTTGGTGTTTTGTATGAGGACAACGAAGGTCGCATTGGATATGCCGATGCTGTTCACAGGCAGAATTATCTTGCCAACAATGGTTACACAGAGATTTCAGCAAATACAGCCTTTGGAGCAGGATTAAAGGTTTTGACTAGGGGCGCAGATGTGCGAAACGATGTGTTCTTAAATTACGGCAACAATTTTGGTTCACAGGTAAGCGCAATTGATTTAGACAGTATTGAGGTATTTGGTTATCGAGGCGAAACAATTAATACAGTCTTGCATGATGCCACTGATGCTCAAGCTGTCGCTAATCGGTTCATATCTTTGAGATCTTATCCAAGAGCCTTATTTGACAGCATTACATTTCCATTGACCAACTCAGCCATTGATGATGCAGACCGAGATGCCCTGCTTGGCATCTTTATTGGTCAGCCAATACGAATAACAGACTTGCCTATTCAAATAGCACCAACTCAACAGTTTGAGGGGTATGTTGAAGGCTGGCGTTGGAGCACTAGGTTCAACGAACTATTTCTAACCATAAATCTGAGTCCGATCGAATTTTCAACTGTTGCCTTACAATGGGAGCAGGTATCAGCCTCAGAGGCTTGGAACACTCTAAGTGGTACACTTACATGGGAAAATGCGATTGGAGCAGTAGCCTAATATGGCAAACACAACAAATTTTAATTGGGAAACACCGGATGACACAGATCTGGTTAAGGATGGCGCAGCTGCTATTCGCACACTTGGTTCAGCAATTGATACTTCTTTGGTTGATCTCAAGGGTGGAACAACCGATCAAGTATTGGCAAAAAATTCCAATACTGATATGGATTTCAAATGGGTTGCACAAGATGATAGCAACGCAATTCAAAATGCAATTGTTGATGCTAAGGGAGATATTGTTGCAGCCTCTGCAAATGATACTCCCGCACGCCTTGCAGTGGGAACAAATGGTCATGTATTAATTGCAGCAAGTGGAGAAACAACAGGATTGAAATGGGGAGTTGATCCGACTACTGATGTAATTACAACAGCAGGAGATTTACTTTATGGAACTGCTGCCGATACTGTTGCAAGATTAGGAATTGGAACTGCCGGTCAAGTGTTAAAAGTTAATTCTGGTGCAACTGCTCCTGAGTGGGGAACTGCTGCAAGTGCTGGTGGTTGGACTGAATTAGCATCAGGATCTATTGCAGCAAGCGCAACAGGTTTTGATTTGCAAAGCATTGACCAAACTTATAGAGAATTAGTTTTGGTTGTTAATGCTTTGAGTGTATCAAATGGCGCAGGATACAATAATGGTATCCGTTGCAATAATGATAGCGGAACAAATTATTCTGCCGTAACAGTGTATCCAAGTGCGGTCCAAAGTAATGCGGGTGTATCTTCTGGAATAGTTGGCGCAAATGAGGATACTGGCACAAAGCACACTTTAATTGTTAAGATTACGAATTACACCGATACAACCAGTCCTAAATTAATGGTTTCTCAATTTAACGCTTTTGATGCAAGCAAGCCTCAGTTTGGTATGCAATTTTGGCACAATTCAACACCAGCAGCAATTGACCGCTTACAATTAGTAAGCATTGGTGATACTTATGATGGCGGAACTTACAAACTATATGGGGTGAAATAATGTTTATACAAGAGCATAATTGCGAAACTGGCGAGATTACTTTAAGAAATTTAACTGCCGAGGAAATTGCACAAAGAGAAAAAGATATTGCAGATTTTGTGGCACAAAAAGCCGAAGCCCAAGCAAAGGCTCAGGCTAAGGCTGAGTTACTTGAGCGTTTAGGCATTACCGAGGATGAAGCAAAACTCCTCCTTGCGTAATGAAACCTTTTTTATCTAAAGCTGCCGTTCAACTCCGGGAACAGATTGATGATTCATTCCCGGATCGCAGCCGTAAAAGTGATGGATGGATAGCCTCGGCACAACATCAAATGCGATCAAAGGTTTCGGATCATAACCCATTGCCTTCGGGTGAGGTTTGTGCCATTGACATTACAGCTGATTTAGGTCAAGCCGAGGGCATGTCTGCTTACCTTGCCGATCAGATTCGACTTGCTGGCAAAACAGATAAACGAATCAAATATGTAATACATAATCATCATATTGCCAGCAAACTCTTAAATTGGCGTTGGCGTAAATACAAGGGCATCAATCCACACACTAAGCACATCCATATTTCATTCCACCCAAAACAAACAGGAGAGTTTTTTAACATCCCACTACTAGGAGGCAACGCATGAAACTATCCAACAAACACAAGGCTGCTATTAAGTCATATTTAAGAGCTGTGGCTGCTTCCGGCATTACTGTCTTATTGGCAATTGTTGCTGACATCCGACCAGAGTTTGCAATCCTTGCTGGAGCATTGGTTGCACCATTGGCAAAAGCATTAGATCCAAAATCAGGGAACGAAGCTGATTATGGACTTAATGCGAAATGACAGCCAACGAATGGGTTGGTATAGCCGTTGGCGTATCCGCCATATCAACAAGTTTATTGCTGGGTCTGCGCTGGGTTATTAAATCCTACTTACAAGAATTGAAACCCAATTCTGGAAGTTCGATCAAGGATCAAATTACAAGACTTGAACAGCGTGTCGATGATCTGTTTGTCTTAATCAGTAAGCGATAATTTTAATTATGGCGAACACTCGAAAACCTATCAAACGCAAAAAGATCAATCGTCGTGTCGTTCGCCAAACTCCTGAGCCATTAAGCAAGATCGATCAGCATTACACCGCATTACACGAATGCTACAAAGCAGCTAGAAAAGCAGGATTTACGCCTGAACATGCTTTCTGGCTTATGACTGAACATAAGACATTCCCTGATTGGATTGTGGGCGATGGTGGGATAATCCCATCCATAGATCCAACTGACGATGAGGATGACGATTAATTAAAGCCAACCGCAGGTATCTTGTAACGCCAGATTTACAGATTCCATTGCACCATCCAAAGGCAGTTTCAAATCTGATTAAAATGGCAAGGCATGAGAAGTTTGATTTTGTATTAAATGTTGGTGATGAAATGGATCTTGGTTCGCAAAGCCGTTGGGCAAAGGGGACAAAGTTAGAGTTTGCCGAAACCCTTGATGAGGAAAGAAAACTTGGTCAAGAAATACTTTACGATCTAGGCACGACCGATATTGTCAGATCGAATCACACAGATAGAATTTACCAAACTTTGCTCAAGGGTGCGCCATCACTTATTGGATTGCCGGAATTGGCTTATGAGAAGTTTATGGATTTCAGCAG